GTTTGGCAAGCCTACGATTGGGTCAGGTTTAGTATTTCCAATACCTGAAGAAAAAATAATGTGTGATCCTTTTGATATACCAGAGGATTGGGACAGAATAGCAGGAATAGATTTTGGTTGGGACCATGATACTGCTGTTATATGGGGAGCGTATGATGAGAGTGAGGACACGTTCTATGTTTATGATGCATATAATGCTAACAAGCGTAGCCCTGCGGAACATTCTATTGAGATTATGCGCCGTCCTGCTTTCATTCCTATTGCTTATCCCCACGATGGTAATCGTCGTGATAGCATTGGTAATCCGGGGTTGGCGGATCAGTATCGGACTCTTGGCTGCAATTTTTTACTTGAGCATTTCTCCAATCCCGCTGCGTTGGGGCAGAAGAAAGGCTCTAACAGTGTGGAGGAAGGTATTCAGCAAATGGTAGTTTGGATGGAAGAAGGTAGGTTTAAGATATTTGAAAACTTATCTCATGTTCTACAAGAGTACAGACAGTACCACAGAAAAGACGGAAAGATTGTAGCGGTAAGAGATGACAGTATGTCAGCATTAAGATACTGCTTTATGAGTAGAAGATTTGGAGTGCCGGGTTCTGGTGACACGTGGAACTTTAACTTCGATAAACCTTTAGAATATCAGGAACTAGGAATTGTATGAGTGATCCAGTAACAGAAGATGAAATTGTAAGTCGAATTGATGGAGAAATCAATGAGGCTGTAGGGTATGGCGATGACGTTTCTGAACAACGTCGTGAAGCCATGCGTTATTACTATGCTCTTCCTTTGGGTAATGAGATCGAAGGGAGAAGCCAGTATGTAGATAGCACAGTACAAGATACTGTTGAGTGGATTAAACCATCGCTTATGCGTGTGTTTGCCTCCGGTGATGAACTGGTTAAATTTGAGCCTAATAATCCGGGTGAGGTTGACATGGCTGCACAAGCCACAGACTATGTAAACTACGTGCTACAGAACCAACACAACGGTTGGGAGATTATGTACCAGTGGTTTACTGATGCGCTTCTACAAAAGAACGGCATTATCAAAGTGTGGTGGGATGAGTACGATGAGTATGTTCGTGAAGAATACAAGAACCTTAATGACCTAGAGTTTGAAGCCTTAATGTCTGATGACTCAGTAGAGGTCGTAGAGCATGATGAGTATGGTGGTGAAGATGGAAACTTTTACCATGATGTTATCGTAAAGAGATCACAGTACAACGGTAAAGTATGCATCGAAAACGTACCACCTGAAGAGTTTCTTATTAACCGTGAAGCAAAAACCATAGAAGATGCAAGGTTTATTTGTCATCGTGTAAGAAAAACCTTGTCAGAACTTAGACAGATGTATCCTGATATAGATGTTGAAGACCTGAAGGGTGGAGATACTGGAAGCCCTATGTGGAACGATGAGCAGAATGCTAGATACGCTTTTGATCACACTCAGGACTTTTTCAATACATCACAAAATGCAGCGCCTGAAGAGTCTATGCAAGAGTATTGGCTTTATGAGTCGTTTATTCGCACTGACTTTGATGGAGATGGAATTGCAGAATTAAGAAAAGTTTGCACGGTAGGTAGCACCATAATGGCTAACGATGAGATTGACAATATGCCGTTCATCAGCATTACTCCTATTCAGATATCACACAAGTTCTTTGGACTTTCTGTGGCTGACTTGGTTATGCCATTGCAAAAAATCAAAAGTGTACTGATGCGCAACCTGTTAGACAATATGTACAATCAGAACTATGGACGGTTTGCGGTATTGGAGGGCCAGGCAAATCTGGATGATTTACTGACGGCTAGACCGGGAGGCATCGTACGTGTTAAATCACCTAATGCTGTCACCCCTCTGGCTACTCCTCCGCTTGAACCTTTTGTGTTTAACATGGTTCAGTATCTAGACGATGTGCGTGAGTCACGTGCAGGTGTAAGTCGAATGAGCCAAGGAATGAATGAGGACGCATTAACCTCTCATACTACGGCTACTGCTGTTAACGCAGTTATGACTGCATCACAATCAAGAGTAGAACTTATAGCCCGTAACTTTGCTGAGACAGGCGTTAAGGATTTGATGTGTAAGATATATGAACTGTTAGTTAAGAACATGGACAAGAAGCGTGTCATCAAACTCAGGGATCAATGGGTAGAAGTTAACCCAAGGTCATGGGCTGACAGGATGGATGCTACTGTGTCTGTTGCTCTGGGCAACGGTAATAAGGATCAGCAGGTTGCACAGTTGACTCAGTTGACTCAGATGGCTATGGGTCAACAAGCCTCTGGTAGCCCAATGGTTAGCCCTGAGAACCTATACAACTTGCAGGCATCATTGCTTAAGTCTATGGGGTATCAGAATGTAAACGATTATCTTACACCTCCTCAGATGCAAGCCCCGCCACAACCTGATCCTATGCAAGAGGCTCAGTTGCAGGCTCTTAATGTAGACACACAGGTTAAGCAGGGTGAACTAGAAGTTAAGAGAATGAAAGTTCAGAATGAAATTCAAGAAACTAAGATGGAATCTAAATTTAAAATGGCTGAACTAGCAATTGAAGACAAACAAAAGAGGGCAGTTAAAATAGGGTCATGACACCAGAACAAAGACAGACTAATGCAAAAAGATTATTAGAAGATGATCTGTTTGCAGAAAGTATCGAAGCGTTAAAAGCGCAACTACTACATGAGTGGCAAGTGACAAGCCAACATGATATTGAGAGTAGAGAACAGATTTGGCTTGAACTCAAACTGGTGGATAGATTAGTAGGACATATCCAATCAATATTTGAGGAAGGACAAATAACTAAATTTACATCAACAATGAGAACTATTTAAATTATGGCTATACCAAATGTGGTGGACACTACTCCAGTTGAGCGACCCACCGAACCATTAAGCGAAGCAATGAATATTGCTAACGCACAAGAAGAGATTCTAAAACTTATGGACGCTGATGAGGCGCAACCAGTAGCGGCAGAAAATCAACCTGTAGAAGAAACGGAATCACAACCTGTAGAGGAAGAGGAAGTTTTGGAAGAGGAGGCTGAAGTATCTGAGTCTGAGTCTGAAGAATATGAAGATGAAGATGAGGAATATGAAGCAACAGACAATCGTGATGCTGAAGGGCAGGAAACCGAAATGTACACCATCAAAGTTGATGGTCAAGACGTAGAGGTATCCTTAGAAGAATTGCAACAAGGCTATTCACGGCAGTCTGACTACACAAAAAAGACGCAGGAGTTATCAGAAGAGCGCAGAACTATTGATGCGGAACGTGCTGAATATCAGAACGGACTAAATCAGTTGATGGCGCAGCGTCAACAGTACGAACAGGCGTTAGGCCAACTAGGTCAACAGTTATCTCAGAACATGAGTAAGTTTCAGAATGTTGATTGGCAGCGATTAAAGAACGAAGACCCGCTAGAGTATGTCACCAAGCGTGATGAATTCCGTGAAGAACAGGAACGCATCAAGTCAGTGCATTACCACCAACAGCAGGTGCAAGTACAGCAACAGCAAGAGATGGAGCAGATTCGTCAAAAGGCTGTAGCAGAGGAGATAGGTAAACTAGGGACACTTATTCCTGAATGGAATGACCCCGATGCACAACCTAAGATCGCTAAAGATATTATGGATTATGGTGTAACCTCCGGGTTTACCAAAGAAGAGATGGAGGGTCTTGTTGACTCAAGGTCTGTATATCTTATTCATAAAGCCATGAAATATGATGCACTTCAAAATGCTGACTTGAAAAACAAGAAGGTTAAGAATAAACCTAAGATGACTAAGAGCGGAGCCAAGCGACCCAAGTCCGATGCTAAACGTAGGCGTAAAGCCGAACTTTCAAAACAACTAAACTCTTCAGGGAAGGTTGCAGATGCAGCCAAACTGTTAGAGGATATTTTCTAAGGAGAAAATACTATGGGAGTACCAACTAATACACGGGAAACTTACGGAGCCATTGGCATTCGTGAAGACCTGTCAAATATCATTTACAATATCAGTCCGGAAGAAACTCCGTTCATGTCAAACATTGGTAAATCGTCTTGCGATAATACCTACTTTGAGTGGCAGACGGATGCTCTTGCATCAGCCAGCACCAGTAACCGTGTTGCTGAAGGTGATGACGCAAGTGCGCTTGCAGTGGCAGAACCAACACGCCGTGGAAACTACACGCAGATCAGCACGAAAGCAATCCAGACTTCTGGAACTGCTGAAGCCGTTGACTTTGCGGGTCGCAAATCTACGGAAGCCTATCAGATGGCGAAACGTGCAAAAGAACTGAAGTTGGACATGGAAGCAATGCTTCTTACCAACAACGGTATGGTTGCCGGTTCGTCAGGTACGGCACGTGAAACTGGCTCTGTCGGTGCATGGATTCAGTCAAACCTAGAGAACGGAACGGCTGCTGCCTCTTCTGCTTTTGGTACGACTCCTCCGACTGCGGGTTCAGATAAGGCTGTTGTTGAGGCCGATATCAAAGACCTCATGAAGAAATGTTGGGATGCGGGCGCAAGCCCAAGTGTCATCATGGTTGATGGTGCGCTTAAGCAGAAAATCTCTACGCTTTCGCAGAGTGTTTCTGAGTTGCGTACGTCTGCTAATGACAAGTCGCCTGCATATGTCGTGGCTGCGGTTGACATTTATGTCAGTGACTTTGGCAATCTTCAGATTGTACCTAACCGGCATATGCCTGCCAAGACCTGCTACTTCCTAGATTATGAGTATTGGGATATCGCTTACTTGCGACCTTTCAATACCTTTGATCTGGCCCGTACAGGTGATAGCATGGCGAAGCAACTGGTTGTGGAGTACGGTTTACGTGCACGCAATGAGGCTGCTAACGGTGCCATCCTTGGTTGGGACCCGGCTCTCTAGGAGCGGTAATTGGGATGCCCCCTTCGGGGGGCTGACCTTTTGAATTAGATGACCTATAAAGGAAAGAACATGAAACTAAGTAAGAAACATTTTGATAGACAGCCTGACAAAAAGGTTGAATCGAAGAAGGTAGATGCTATGGCTGAACTGAAAAAGGCTTACAGCAAACCACAAAAGGTTGCCAAGGTAGGAGGCAAGGGGTATGTCTAAGACCATATTTGATGTAGATGAAACATCTACCACTTACTTTGAAGAAGGTGACAAAGAGTTTACCTTAACTAAAGTACAGGATACAGCACCTGTGCTAGACAATAACAAGAAAGAATTCAAAAGCGGAATAAATAACCCTACAGATGGTATGTTTGGAAGAAAGGTAGCGTCTATTCCCTTGGTTGTATGGCAGAACTGGATGAAGGAAACTAACGGAGCGGTCAGAAGCGACCCTGTTTTGTTGGCTAAATATCTTAACGATCCAGATAACAAATACTTTAGAACACACAACAGCAGGGTATAATTATGATATTTGGAAAACCATCACAAGAAGAAATGCAGGCAAGATACAGGGCCTTGGCAGAACGAAGCGTTCTAAAGAATGGTGAGTTACCAACTGTTCCTGCGGGAACTCAACAGGTTATTTACGGGCAGAATCAAAACTCACTTGGATTAAATTACGGTGATGCTGCTCCTACTATACTTGAGCGCAATGGAAGAAAATATTTCTACAATCCTATTGGTGGAAATGATTATGTTTTTAATGAAAGGACAGGAGCGTTTCATTCGGGAGGCTCAGACGGTGGCATCCTTATGTTTAGTCCTGCTAAAAAGGCTGAAGAGGATGAGGAAGAGGATAATAAACAGACTGCATCCAATAACTCCGGTGGCTCTGGTGGCTCTGGTGGCGGTGGTTCTGGTGGGGGAGGTAATAACGGTGGTGGAAATGATACCGACCAAGGAACCGTTACATACGCAAGACCAAATAAGAAAGTTTTAGGACATAAAGTTGCTTCAAAAACTATACTAGGAGACTCTTACGACTCAATGGTTAATTACAACCCTGTAACAACGGGTCAACCACAAAACTCATTGGTTAATACGGGTAATTGGATGGTTCAGTTAGACCCAAATAACGCACTTGCAGTAGACCCCGGTCAGGTTACGTACGGTAGTAATATTGCTCTTAACCCATACGTAATTTCTTAAGGAGAATATAATGCAAGGATCAAAAACCGTAACTGACAGCACTAATACCAGTAGACCTTGGCAACAAGAATACTACAAGCGTATGCTTGGACAGGCTGAAAATCTTTATAATCAAGGAATGCCTTCATATTATTCTGGTCCAACTGTAGCAGGATTTACCCCCGCTCAGATGGAGTCAATGAACCTGACATCTAATTATGTTACTGGCGGTGCGCAGGACATGATGAACAATCAGAATCAAATTTATCAACAGATGATGAGTGGTCAGGTTAATACAGGTGCAGGCTCACCTTATGGTGATATGGCTGATGCATACAAGAGGCAGGCAGTAAGTCAGGCTCAAGATGCTATGGCTGAGTTAAGAACGGGTCAGGTTGCTTATCAACCCGGAGGTTCCTCACGTGCCGAACTATTAAACGAACGTGTTATGGAAGACACTAACCAAGGCATCAGTGATAATCTGGCTTCTATGTACGGAAATGCGTATGGTCAGGCACAGCAAAAACAGGTTCAGGCTTTAGGTGAGTATGGCAGCATTATGAATATGCCACTAGAGATGAGCAAACAATTGTACAACCGTGTTGGTCTACCACAGCAGACTCTTAATCAGGCTCTTATGGATGATCAGAAGAAGCGATACGACTACAACGCAATGAGTCCTTACAACAACCTTGCTCAGTTCCAGAGTTTCATCAGCGGTAATTACGGTGGACAAAACATGGGAACTTCTACCTCAACAGCAACGCCATTATAGGATAATCATATGTTTGCAGCAATACTAGGATCATTAGTTATGGGAACTCTAGCCTCTAAGGTTGGAGAGAACATCGTGGGTAAAAGGCTTGGCATGAGTGAGAAGGATCGCAAGTTGCTAGGTACTGTGTTTGGTATGGCAGGTGGAGCATACGGTGGATATGCAGGTCAGGCAGGCTTTGGCTCTACCGCAGGATCAGCCTTTACCGCTCCCGGTGGTCAGTCAGCAGGTATGGCGGGCGCCTCTCCCAAGGTGGGTGGTGACTATGGCACCGCTATGAACCTGTTTAGCCAACCAACTGTTCCGGGCGCAGGTCCGGGTTACTATGGTTCTGGACCAGTAGGAAACGTAAACAATACAGGCTACCAGTATATGCCTGCAATGGGCACTGAGTACACTCCAATTGATGGATATTCAGGAGTGACAGGTTCAGCAGATGCACCGCCTACATTTGAGTATGATGCTATGGCAGGTATGGACCCCGGAATGGATATGTATGCTAATCCTAACTATGGACTAGGGGCGGGTCCGGGGTACTATGGTCAGCAACCTGTTGGGCAAACAGGGTTTAACAATGTGGACTTAATGGGTGGTCAGGGTTACTCAAATCAATATAACCAAATGGCAGGCATGGACCCCCAAACCTATGGTATGGATGGGTATCGCATTAATCAGTACAATCAGATGGCAGGTATGCCGGTTAAAACTTATGGTATGGATGGGTATCGAATAACTCCTGTATATCAAGGACCTGCGGGACCTGCTACTAGCGCACAAACATTTGCTTTGGATACTCCTTCCAGAACTATAGGACTTGCGCCATCTGGCACACCATTAGAGGTTATGGATGTAGCACCGTATGAGGGTATTCCTGAACCTAGAAACTTTCTTACTCCGGGACCTGATGGTCAAATGTACCCAAAAGATTCTTTTACCAAAAATAATCTTAGCATGGGTGATGCGTATGATCTTGGCGGAAATCCTGATATAGAACTCACTTACTCAACAGGTGGTGGATATAGTATTGATCCAGAGGGTATCAATATGGATTTGGTAAGGGCTGACTCAAAGCCGGGTGGTAGACTTACTATTGACAGTGACCGTTTGATGGCAGCAAACTCTAGGATGCCTGAAGACATTGTGAGTAGAATAGAGAACGGTCCTATTATTGATAACAGTTTAAACGCTGCCCCAAGAAGCCTTTACGAAAACGCAATTCGAAGCGAAGCATTAAAGGCTCCAAGAGATTCCGTAGGAAGGCCAATACTCTCAGATGGAATAAAGGCACAAGCAGCATATGATGCTCCAGTACCATTGTCTGACCCGCAGGGAACGACTTCAGGTTTAAGGGCTGAAGCAGATGCGATTAAATTTCAGGCTGAATACGGAAACACCCCTGAACAGATTCAGGCAACTGCTCAAGAGAAAGTGAATGACGCAAGACAAAAACTTATTGAAGGAGGAAAAAGGGGTGATAATAGAGTCATTGAAAGAGAACAGCAGAACATAGCCTCAACGATTGATGAGGTTAGAGCAACCATGCAGCAACAACTGGCAGAAGACCCTAGCAAGTTGAGTGAATTCTTGAAAAAAATACCAGACAGCGTGAAGCAGTGGGCTGCTGAAACGGGTGTGGCACTATTAGATATGTGGATTAAACAATCTCTATTCGGTCAAGACTATGACGATCAGATAGCAGAGGGTGGTGGTGGAGGAGGCGGTGTCCTGAGAGGCTCTAGCCCTGTGGTGTCACCTTACTCTGGTGGAGGATCAGGTGGCGGAGGTAAAGGCGTACTCTTCTCAATG